TATCCCCCTGCTCCTGCCCAGCTGGGTTCTGGTGTAGTTCTCCGCTCATGAATGCTCTGGCAAGGGATAGACTGTCCGTGCTACCCGATCCACTTCCACCTGGTACTGATTTCTCTGCGCTCATACTAACTCCTTGATCCGTCTAGTAATCTAGATAGGATACTCGCTCCCTGAATGCACGATACTGTGCGTGCAGTCCCAGTATATCCGGGATGTGCAACACAATAGTATGCTACCTTATTACGTAATGTCAACATTTTCTAGATAATACCCTCCGGAGGTGGTGGTTGTACCTCTGCTCCAGCTAGTTCTGGTGGGGGCGCTGCTGGCTCCATGGGGAGGGGTGGCATCATCTCCGGTGGGGGAGGAGGTGCCTGCTCCATTCCTGGGGGTGGTGTCTGATTACCTGCCAGAATCATCTTCTCCTTGGCTGGTAGTCCAGCTCTCTCGATAATATGCTGGTGACATAGGGCCTGGAGTTCCGGATCCAGGTACTTGAATTCAACGGTCATGAAATACTGCATGGCATAGGCGAGCATATTTTCGTGATCCTGGAACATCTCGGGAGCAATATACTTACCCGTAGCAATCATCTCCTCAAAGTATTCCATCTGCCGATCCTCAGCTAGCTGTAGCTGGTCGTACATCCCCTCCAGCTCATTTAGCTTAAGGAACTTCAGTACGGTACGTGGTTGTATGCCAGCTTCCTTGAGTAGCGGCTGAAGAGTGATGATCTCCTCTCTCCTCGTCATAGGATCTAGTGAGAGGGACACGCCATACTCACCGATCACATCATAACCACCATCTATATCCATGCCCTTTATCTCGACCGCCTCGAGGGCCTTCTCCTTACCGATAACATGGATGATTCTCTCTACATCCCAGTGATTTGCGACCAGACGGAGTAGGTTCTTGTACAGTTTCTCGACGAACAAAACATACTTATTAAATAAGCGCCTCCGAATCATGTTCCCCTGGTTCGAGGCATACTGCATTGAGGCTCCAGATTGCTCTCTGGACTGCACACCGAGCATACTCTCATTGATTCCGCTCACATCATTGATACCATTCAGCAGATACTGACGTACCAGCGCCATCTCGGAGGGTAACTGTGGTACCTCCATGAAGTGCGGAGGCTGTGCACCCTCGTACTTCGTCACATCCCAGTTGGTATTGTCCATCTCTGTGATCTCTGTACCGGCTGGAACTAGAATCTTCGCACGTCCATTAGCCTGGATATAGTCAATATAGCTGGTATCAATCCTATTCAGGTTATTCTGGAGGTGTGCAATGTAGTCGAGGAATGACTTACCCCAGACCTTATTTGGAACATCGACATCAGTCAGGAAATGGTAGGGTAATTGTGCCTTCCTGGGTAGTGAATCCCTCTTCTCTCGGTATATCTCAGGGGAGATCTTCCGTGCTCTCAGATTATTGATGGACGACTCTACTGGGAATACGTTCGGAGATGGTCTGCATGGTATCAGTGAGTCCCCATTAGTGGTGGTTAGTGCATACCGACCTAGAAAGCCATTCGAGGGTAGGCCTGTCTCCCAGTATTCCAGTAACTCAACCATATTATAACGATCCTGGCTGACCAGAGAGTTTGTCAGGGTGTCCTGATTCTCCTGTCCACGAGCTATCCGAGCCTTCTCGAGTAGCTCACGACGCTCTGGCCATCTGGAGACAGCCTCGTCGAAGTCAATATAGATCCTCTCGATGACCCATTTGATATCATCTATGCACTGAGCATCTGGATCGATGAAGATATTCCAGATATGAGGTATGGAGACGTTGATATCACCCTCCAGGATGACTTCATTTGCCTCCTCATTGTACTCAACTATCTCTCCACGGGTAGGATCCCAGACCAACTTGGCTACACCAGTACCGTATGTGAGGGCCTGGAGTGATGCCTGATCGACTCTCTCCTGCATATTGTAGTGACGGATGGCATATCTGACTACCCGATCGGCTCCATCAGCCGCACGTCGATCATCTGGATCTGAGGAGTTTGGTCTCATCACAACTGAGGGTGGGTTAGCTGACATCTGTGCATGTATGAATCGCAGATTCTTGAAGGCATAGCTAACATTTATATCAGCATCTGAGTTATCTATCCCGGGGAGGCCAATCTGGTAGAAGGTCTCGATAGATGAGCCTAGATGTGGCAGTGCCCCTGTACCCGTATGGGAGAATATGGCAACCTCATTTCTCTGCCATCTATCCTCCATATACTTCCTGGCCTGCAGGGCATATTGATAGCGATCCTTTATTTCTCTCTTCGCCTGACCGTCTGTCCAGACAGACACCTTCAGGCCCTTCACTGGTGTATCAGCCATGAGATCTATGCTCCCCATACTTAGATAGGACTACTTCTATGATCTTGAGTAGGTTCTCAACTCTGGGAGTCTGCTTCATCTCGCAGAGGCGTGAGTGTACCTTACGGATATATTCCCATTCCACCCGAGCATCATGCCCTGAGCAGTCTATGGCGAGGATAGCATCCTTAACCTTCTCCTCTAGTGAGGGTTTAGGTACTGGTGCTGCTCCTGCTCCAGCTGCTGGAGGTCCGTTATCTAGAGCTAGCTTGATCGATAATCTAGCCATGGTACTATCCCCCACTCATAATTGCTAATCCTACCAGACCCCATTCACCCGTGCAACCTTAGTTATTAATTCCCGGGATATTCTCTCGATCCTCTTCCTCTCCTGACGGAGGGCAAACCAGATGAGTCCCTGAATTCCAATACTTAGATGCCATGCTATCAGCAGATAGCCGATCAGATCTACCATACTCGACCTCCTCTACGTACCTTGAATTTCTCTAGCTTACTATCCTGTCGCCTCTCCTCCCTAGTCTGTTTCGTCAGCTCAGCCATCTTCCGCTTCTGGTGTGTCTCGTAGATGTGCTGGTGGATCGGAACAGAGATAGGCCTAGCTCCTGGAGAGGGCATGCAGTCAGCAAAGTACTGGGCAGAGTCTGTGCAGTGATAGATATGCTGATTCACTATCTTACCTTCTCCTCGATCGGACCATCTGCAGTCCTGGATTTCTGATATCAGAGTCTCACACCAGGGAGCAATCATTATCCGAACTCCAAGCTTCTCCTGGAATCCCTTGATCAGCTCACCCTTCCTGGTGTTCTTACTATATACCCCCACATAGGGAGGTAGTACCCCGAGGCGGGCAGCTGTTCCTGTGAACCAGGGAGCATAGTCAGTCACCCTACGGACTATATTCATGTTACGTGTTCTCTCCTGGCAGGCCTGAACCATAACCTGAGGGTCTGCGATGCCTGTTATATGCTCAGAGCGTATGCAATACCATATAGCGGTAGCTGGGTCCTCTGCCCAGATGGTGAAGCCGAGAGCAGAACTCAGGGCGGGATCCACGCTCTCTACATGTCTCCAGCTCGGATCATAGCCATGCGGGGCACGGATCATCGTATCCCAGTCGAGGTGGTAGACATTCTCCTCCTCGGTAAGCCATTCCCCTTCCAGAATTGTCTTTTTATAATTATCAGAGAAACTCGAGATGGAATCTAGTAGCTCCTGCTCCCTTCCCTTGTATATGGGATTCGAGAGCATATGCAGGCGATACTTCTTGGCTAGGGGTTCCCTGCCCATATCGACCATCTTCCGTATGGTATGATTCGAGACCTTCGGGGTGAAGGTGGCAAGGAAGTAGCCATCTCTGGCCTGGACACGTCGTTGTAATTCCTCGAGTAACTTTGCAGATCCTGGCATCTCATCGATTGCCACGTAGTGCGCCACATAGGCTTGCAACTTCTCTCTGGCCTCTGCATCGGAGTGGTGAGAGGCGAAGATGATTGCATTACCTGTTGGCTCATGGATAGCCTTCTGGATGATACCGCCCTGTCTCTGGAGCTTCACCTCTGCCGGATCGACGAAGGCTGCAATCTTCCTCCAGAGTACCTCCTCGATCTGCTTTGTTGTTCTACCCACAACGAGTAGGAGTAGAGGTTCTGCTCCCCAGTTCTCTGGTCTTGTCCACTTCGGATGGGTCTCTGTCCAGATCCAGGATATCTCCCTAGCTGCCGTGAGAGTCTTCCCGGACTGGTTGCCGGCTATAACCCAGCGATATTTCACACGTCCTAGGTCATCTAGTACAGCTTGCTGCTGCGGTGTGGGCCGGGAGGCAGAATCAATTGGATCGAAGGCCTCTGCCCGCTGCAGACGAGATAGACGGGCCACGGCTGCGGCCAGTTCCTTCTGCTGCTTCTCTGAGACCCTGCGAGACATATCTCACCCTGCTATGTTATGTATAGTTCTAGTTTAACTCTGTACGACTAGAATATCCACGATCTGTGCGGAATCCGAGGCCCCCGAGCTACATACGATACGTCCGAGCGGCTTTAGGGGCATCACGGACTGATCGGCTGTGACAACTTCCTGCTGAGTGATCGAGAGGCAGCGTACTGCCGTGGTTGTGATTGTGCCGGATCCAGCCGAGAGCAGATCAATGGGCTTCTCCGAATCCGGTGCATCTACCAGATAGAAGGTATCATCATTAATCTTTAGGACGAAGTAGATTTCTCCCGCCGACAGGCCTCTTGGGACTGCAGTTGAGGAGTTGATCACAACGGGTTGACCGGTTACATAGCCATGAGCAACTGAGGTTAGGATATCTGTTGCATCATCTACGGCACTGATCGTCTTCTCAGTGGATGCCGTGACTGCTACCGTATTGGCATCTGACCAGAGATTATATCCAGATGAGTGCTGTAACTTAGCTGTGATACCATTAGCGATGGCAACCTTCCCCACCAGGAGATCTACCCGGATTGACCTGGATCCGCTAGGGGAGATCCTGAATTGTTTGGATACCTCGACATTCGAGACCGAGGCTCCGATGGAGGTACCAACTACTGAGAGAGCTACTGAGTGTGGACTGTTATTTGATGCCATGATTATATATCTCCAGAGTTATATGAGCTATATGGATACCACCACCTTCCACAGTATAGGTATCCGGATATCTAATGTCAATATCTGTCTGGTTATCCCTACTGGTCCTCCCTGGTATTCAGAGATATGGATACATAGGCTGGGGTACCAGTTGTGGCTCTGGCGGCTGCTGTGATGGTCTCCCCAGGTTGTATAAGGATATCATCACTGAAGGTTATCACCATCTCCCCAGTCTCGCCAATCATGCCAGACCAGAGGAGTTGCCTGTTCAGGTTTACCGTACAGGTAGTTGCCGAGCTATCATAGTCGGCACAGGAGCCTGTGGAGTAGGGAGTAAAGTTTGGATTACCTGCCAGAGTGGCATCCCTGAAGAGGTAGATCACAACAGGCTGTGTGTGCTTTGCAGCAGCTGCAATTGAGAGTAGACTGATCACACTCTGATTAGCTCGACCCCCGAAGACATAGCCATTCCTCACCGTGAAGAGGGCATGGAAGGCTGCAGCTGTTACTGTGGTGATTGTGTTGGTATAGCTCACCCGTGGACCTGTGGTATACTTCTGTCCCTCCATGAAGCCTGCTATGGAGGCAGAGGATACTGTCAAGTTTGTGGTCGATCCTGCCGAGTCTACAGCCATGGTGAAGGGCATACTCGGGTTACTTACATGGGACTGGGTTAGAGTATTCGGATGTTGTATCACATGTACCAGGTTCCAGCTGGCATTCATACCACTACGACTGGTCATTATATAGAAGCTCACCGGTCCTGCTCCGAGGTAGGCCATATTTATCTGGTAGACGTTGAATTTCTGTGGATTGTGAGTAACTCCCGAGGGACCAGCTCCATTCATCTTATCTACATTCCAGTCGGTCTGGGGGATGAAGACTTCCGTTGGTGTCACTCCAGCCTTGGTCTCGGCGAATGTGCCAACGGCGGTGGTTGCTGTGATCGAGAAGGTACCTACCTTGTTGCCTGCATCCCTAGCTACGAAGACAACCGTTGATCCGATCTGCTCTGCCTGCCAGCCTGCATAGGTGCCTAGGGAGATCTCATAGGCGGTACGGAGAGTGCTTGCTGAATTTGTTACTGCGACTGCGTGAGCCACACCAGCCAGAGTCACAGTTATATTCTCAGTAGTTGTGGAGGCAACCGTCACGGTGAGGGTCTGTATCTCTCTCACCCCATGATGATTGTAGAGGATGCCGAAGGTTGTATCCTTGTATGCGAAGTAGTAGCCATCCTCACTATGTCCCATTCCCATAACCTGATAGGAGTTAGCCACAGGAGTGGTGAAGAGGGAGGTGAAGCGCATGGCGGTCCCCTGACCTGGACGATATCTCAGGCGCTTTCTGCTCTGGATTGCTGCCGTTGAATTTATAGTCGTACCTGTGGAGACGGTGAGCAGGCTATTTGAGGCTGAGGCTACTCCACTACCTGAGACATTTGTCCGTGCCTCGAATTCTGGAACTCCATACACACCATCTATCTGAAAGATGGGCCGTAGAGATTCCGTATGTACAGAGCCGAAGGGACCTACAGGACTATGGATAGCCACCTGGAGATGCCCTGAGCTATCTACTGGGAGATTCTGGTAGATGCCACCCTCTGTCCGGCCGAAGAGGATAGATCTGGTTACCTCGGAGTCAGCAGAGGCATCTATATTACCATCGACTGGGGTTGATAGATGTCCCTTTGTATTGGCATTATAGATGACCTGATGCTGGATTGTTGCTGTTAGTCCTGATGTATTTGATATTCTGGTGCGGAAGTAGCGAGCTACACGGGATGCCTTGTGCGGTTTCCCAATTCCAGCAGGTACCGAGTAGGTTAGGGTGCGGTGTGTATTCACTCCATCCATGGAGAACTCTAGATAGAGAGTAACATCTCTGGTGGAGTAGGTCATGGTTGCTATATCCTGGTATAGGGTTATATCCTCCCAGGTTCCGGTGTAGCTTGTAGCTGTATTCAGGGTTGAGTTGAAGATATTCAGGGTAGATATCAGAGATAATTGGTCTGGCTTTACTATGACCTCAGCTCCAGCTGCCAGGTCTACCTCTGCACCGGCAGCCAGATCAACTTCTGCACCCGGAGCTAGATCGACAGTAGCTCCTGGTACTAGGTCCACGGCGGTCCCTGCAGCTAGATTGACTGTGTCGGAGGTCTCCATGGCCTGGACATGTACCTGGTAGGTAGCTACTCCTGTGTATGTTACTATCAGCCGCAGAGTAGGCCAGCTCGTCACGGAGCTGACTATTACTGGATTGCTGGAGGCCACGCTTATAGGGCCTAGGCTGAGCACTGGATCGTCTAGATACTCACCCCCTACCACTGCTCTCACCTCCAGAGATACGCTGCCAGAGACGATGCTAGGCGTTACCAGAGCCAGCTGGAAGGCTGACCCCTGGATTGTGAAGTCCCGGGTGGTGGAACCTGACCCGGTCGTTGTCTCGGAGATCAGCTGATTGGTGGTGGTTGGATGTATCATCGTACTTCTCCTGGGTGTATCATTGATGGTCCCTCAGGTGATTCATCGGTGCCCTGACCAGTCTACTTCTTCCCTGCCTGGTCTGCAAGGGGTATAACGGTCATGTTCCGCCGGATATACTCTTCCAGTTGCTTGCGATCCATGGTCTGGATTCTCTCATCGGCATAGACTTCCTTTGTGACCCTGGGCGGCATCTTGTTTGCTGCCTCGATTATGAGCTTGGCGGCCTGCACCTGTGCCGAGGGATTGGAGTCGTCATCCATCAGGATAGCCTCCAGACGGTCCAGGGCCAGATGGGCATGGTACTCCAGCCTCTGCCGGAATTCGTCCTGGTTCATGAGCCATTCACGGAAGCCTGGCTCGGACCACCACTTACGAACACGCCTCTCATTTGTGAACTTCACCACATCCTCGGGAGTGATCGTCTCCGCCGAGAGCAGAGGATTATCTGCGAGTATCACCCAGAGGGCAGACTTCATCTTCCTCTGATCTGCCCGGGGGCGGAATATGATCTCATCCACGACCTCGGTCAGGGGTACGGACTTGTTGTTGTTGTTTCTATCATCACTCATCGTAGGATACTCCCTATATTGACGGGGGTAGATAGTCGGAAGCGGGCACTCTGCCTATCCCTGAGGTACATAAGCCCAGATATATATCCAGACTTCTGGAGCCAGTCGAGATCATTTCTCAGGAGGGCTGATCTCATGTGGAGGAGGTGGGATAGCTCGTAGATGGAGTTTATCACCAGCTCGTTATCTGGTCTGGTCTCGAGCAGTCCTGGGTGTTTCCCGAACTGGAGCACTGCCAGCAGACGGAAGGGACGGTATCTGCCTCGGTCATTCGACTTATGTGTTGCTGGCCATGACATAGCTACCTCCTATCTCATCCACCCAGTTTATGCTATCTGATTGGGTCTGTCTAGTTGTATATCTCTGGACATAACTCGGTACGTCACTGGACATAGTTCTAGCCCTACTAAGCTACACAGGAATAAGAGCTGTGAGAAGCTAGCAAAGCTTTGAGATTCGCAGTACTGCCGTACTGCTCATCAGCTGTATGTCCCAGTTAGGAGCTGGGCAATGCAGATCCCATTCAACCCTACTCTACCTATATATAGTGTACAGTAATTACTACAGTTTAGATGCAGTTCATATAGCTGCTCTCTACTGTCCAGGTCTGTCTGCGGTACTTACATAGTAAGTTACTACTCGGTACCTCGAGATCCTGGGATACTGCCACGTCCATACAGGTACTGTGATGGGCTGTGGGTTATCGGTGTGCTCCAGCTAGTCAGTATGCTGATGTCGACTTCCAGCTGGTCCGATCTCTGTGTGTCTCGTTCGGCACATTATTGGCCATATGGAGCTGGTCCACTCTCATATGTCCACCCTGCGTATCCGTCCTGGTTGGGTTTTCAGTCTGTTTCATCTCCCGAGTTGGGGAGCAGACCGAGTAGGTATGAGCCAGGAGCCTAGACGTGAAGTACTTACAACAAACGTCATTTACCTTTTCGGGTGAACTCGACGCACAGCTAAGTGACTCAGGCCTCTGCTGGGGACTCATACCCAGCCTCTCGCATACCTGGGATTGAGCATTGCCAGGGCTTGCTAGGTCGGATACAGAGTATGCACAGTTCTTGCCCGTTTTCCTAGGGCTCACCGTGTTATACTGATCTCGTTTGCTTGCCATTGGATTTCTCAGAAAGTACGGTATGGTTTGAGTGTCCTTTCCTGAACCACTGTGGCTTTCTCAGTTGCCTGAGGACCACCACTCGGAGGGAAGCCTAGTCCCGTTGGATTCTCACCGACGTGTGTTACCATCGTGTGGTAACGTAGAGTAGGTGATCCCCTCCGCATCTATAACTGTATATCACTATAGGCTGGTGGTCAAGTATTTATTTCATGAGATACAAGAAATATCTGCCCCTGCATGGGTTCTCCATATTTGTCCAGTAATATGGATTATCCACCCAGTGTATGTTCTACCAGACAGTCTGTGTGATATGGATATTCTCCCAGCAATATCAGGGGGATCGGCCCTATAGCACTCCCCCAGTGTGGAGGACGTTATTCCTTATTGGCCACGTCACAAAACCCACTTACCCATCCGTATAAATCGGGGGGGGGGTATGGTGTCTGGGAATACATACACAGCAAGTAGCTCATGCACGGGGTTCGGGGCGAGGTGCCTCATGGGGAGTGACACTCACCAACGCAGTATCACGCTCCCTCAACGCCTAAACTCTACGGCTGCCCTACCAGCATATAGCCCTGCCCCACACCACCACCCACACCCAGCACTACCAGTATCCAGTCCATCCTCTACTACCCCAGACAACACCGAACGGCCCATCATCTACTCCTCCAGTAATAACAATAGTATCAGCATCATATACGATTCTACTAAAGTTCTGGCGGGGGCTGCCGATACGTCCTATATAAGATGGGAGAGATGCACACACCCACTATAGACACAGTCCATAACCAGGAGGATATACCATGAACTGCGAGATCGTACGAATCATGAAGCTTGTCCGTGCCTGCCGTACCCTGATTGCCTGCGGACGCTCGGTCCCCAAGGCTATCTCTGATGTGGCCCATGGCTTCTCGCTCACACGGAGTGAGATCATACAACTAAGGAAGTTAATATAACTATACTAGGGGAGGGAGTCATGACAATGAACCGTAGATTTAAACTGCACACCTATGATGAAGTCTATCTCTACAATCCTACTAAACCTATACAGGTAGACCGGATTCAGAATGAGACCTGTACTCACTATGGATCTCTCTGGGATCTTGCCAGAGACCATGCAGAGGTACTAACCCAGCTCGGATATGATGCCTCGGATATCTTCTATGCCACTGATCACATTGAGAGCCTCGACTACGAGATCGACTATGATACTGGTGAGAGGAGTATCCGGAATGTCTATGTGGTACTTCCTCTACTTACCGACCTCACCCAGATGGAGCGTCTACTAGATACCTATGATCGGATGGTGAGACGTAATCTGCAGAGACTCAGGGGAGACTGAGTGATGGACAATCCATTCTACAATGTAATTAGATTTCCTCTTAAGTTATATTGTAAGTAGCCGATGAGATATATGTAGGGCAAGAGAGAGAGCACAACATAGGACACACCAGGAGGATGTAATATGTTTCTAGATAGCAGAACCGACGACCAGATAGCACAGCAGAGTAGTGGTGGTGCCAGGGTAATCTATATCGATGCCTGGCTTGCCGGCAGGGATTACAATGTAACCTCGGGAGTAGATGCCGCACGGCAGAGACGCCTACGGGAGCGTATGGATAAACTGACAGGTCGGGCAGATCCAGATCGTGCGAGGAGGAATAAGTTCACCAAGCGGCATTTCCATATAGACTGAGGATAGTGAATATCAACACCGATCAATCAGGTGTTCAGTGTTCATGAACTGTGAATATCAACTTAGGCTGATCTCTGTATAGAAAAGGGAGGACTACATCATGGAATTACTGTCTGACTTCATTAATGGTGTCGCCTGGTATATAGCCTATGGAATCTTCTTCTGGGGAGCACTGATCATCCTCGGTCCCCTGGCCAAGTTCCTTATCTATATACCCTATGGAATCCTGATCGGCACAGATAAGTTACTGAGTAAGTTACCAGAACCCCTGAGTGTGCTCGCCTATATCCTTATCTTCCTCGGACTCATCTGGGTGGTCGGATCCTGCACAGTGCATGCCCTCTTCTGAGAGTAGGCCAGGAGTCT